AGAACCTTTTATAGCAGATTCCCAGACACTAGCCGGGCAGTTGAACTTCTGAATAAATTCTTGCTTACCGCCCCAGAATGTAAATCGTTCAGTGCCATCAGCATTATAGCATATAAACTTTTTATCGTTGGCCCTTTTGTACTTCTCAGTATCCATTGTACCTTTAGGGATGTTCACAAACTTTTGTTGTTCAATTTCATAAACTGTTGTCCACCCAGTAGTTCCGACAATGTGTTGTCTAGGATCAACCAGTTCAGCAAGAACTCTAAAACTTTTACCTGTCAATCGATCTTTGACCATTGTGGTACCGGATCCGTTTGGCAGGTATCGGTCTTTGTGTGCGTAGTATTCATTCTGAGTTATGTGTTGAGTTATACCCAACACTTTATCATATGCAGTTATTTTTCCTTTGTGAACCCCAGACAAGTTCTTTGTTATAAACTCATCTTTGGTCACATATTGTTTCTTCCCATCTTTTACTGCTACAATACCACCAAACACTTTTTCGTGTATCGCCGAATTGAAATCTTCTGTTGGAATCGATGATGTTAGCCCCGTACTATTCTCTCTAACTGACACTCTCCTTGTAGATGCAGTATTATACTTGTCTTTATTAGTACGATATTCTTCTACACTCACCCGCATTTTATCACCCGCTGTCTTCAAGTATACTTGCACGGAACCCGAAGTCGGGTAACGATGTATAGTTTTATCAAACTGATCAACAGGTATTCGGGTGAATAATCCGGGAGTTGTTAGTAATTCGACTGCAACCGTTCCTTTTGTACACCATCCAGTTCCACCTAATACAATGTTGTATGTATCACTTCGTTTAATGAAATCCTCATTCACTAATTCTGCTTCTTTGCGGTCCATATCTTCAAAATTATCATATACGAACAAAATCTCTTTACTGAATACATCTCTTCCATGTTTAGATAACGCATTTTGGATTCTAGTACCAGAACCCATATATTTGTCATCCAAATTATCGGTGATGTGCTGTCCGATGTAGATTTGATTTGTTTCTTTATTGGTAATTTTGTAAATAGTATAAAACATATAAACTCCTTGTTATATTGTATATATACTATTTATGCCGCAGAGCAGTAATTACTTCCCAAAAGAGGTAGAAATAGAGTGTTCACTTGCTGGAATTGAGAACCCAGCAATGCCAGCATTGTAATACTCACGAGCAAATAAGATACCGCTAATAGTATCTGTGCCCATGAAGTTGACCAAGTGGGCCGCGCCGCCAATTCCAGCGGATTCCATAGAAGACACACCACGAGCACCGAAATCATGTAGTTTAAAATCAATAGCAGTAGGGTCACCAGTACGCTCCAAATAGTCAAGAATGACTTGTTTAATTGTGTAAGATTGTGTTGCTACAGTAGTACCGTACCACACTGCACGAAGCAAGGCAGTTTCCAACCAAGTAGTCAACCAGAAGCAGTTGGGGTCTGTGTTTTCGATAGTGGCCAGGACATTTTTGACTGGAACGACTGTTCCTTCTGGCACGGATCGAATAACAACTGGGAGGTATCCGTCGCGCTTGTCAAGAATGTACTGCCATCCTGCTCGGTTGAAAGGCTCACCGTGTGCGGTAAGGATTTCATCAGCGATGTCGATATCTGCTTGAGTGATTGGTTCGAGCAAGTACTCTTTGATAAAAGCCTGGAGTCCGAACATAACTGTTCGATCGTAACGGCCCCCGCGACTCTCGATATACGAGTATACACCTGTAGTACCTGCTGGGTATTGTTTGAACATACTGACTTTATAGCTGTCAGTATTAAGTATTAGATTTTTTGCGAGTTTCATAATAAAGTTCCTTTATCAAATTTGCCCTGGGTCTATCCCTGGGACTTGCTTCTATTATAACAAGGTTTTTGCACCTTGTCAACCAAATTCTACCACAGTAACGCTACCGCCCTGAGCAGAAACAATGTCATCGAACCACTCTAGTAGTCCCATGATCCGTTGCACATCACCACCGGCTAGGCCCATTCCAATCATAGGAAAGCCGAAGTTTTTTGTTCCGTATAAGTGCCCAAGTTTGCGAAGGATTAGTTCAAAACTGGTATACTCAAATACATCGTTACTTTGACCTTTTCTGTTAAAGTCAAATTGAGTGTAAGCGTTGATAATTGTAAATTTACCTGTATCAAAATCAGTCCAATTACCCAGCTTACCAATGTCACCTGACATGGTTTTTGAGTCTGCTTCATATGCACCAGGATATTGTTCTTTGATTTGACGTGCTATACCAGACCCCATGGTGCAGAAACAATTGCAACCTTGTACAATTGCATCAAACTTGCCTTGCTCGGCAAGTGTTAGGAGGTTGCCTTTAGTCAGCTTTAACATATGGCACTTTCTTTAAAAGATCGTTAAGTCGTTCAGCACACTTTCGGATGTCTTCGCTGAGTTGCCCTGTACCAATTTCGCGTTCAACTGTTCGGGCAACATTGTGCAGTTCAGCGACTGCATTATCAAGATTGTTATTCATAACATAAACCTTAAAACAAAAACACCATTCAATGCACTGGCAAACATATTAAGCCACCACCCCCAACTCCATTGCTCACAACTTTGTGCAACTTTCCAACTGAAATACACAAAGAAGACATTTAGTAAAATAAACCAGTTCATTCTTCAACTCCGAAATGTTCTTTAATCTCGGCAACCATATCCCGTGCTACTTCGCTGGTGTTGTCAGTTGCTCCAATTGGGTCGTCAATGCCCATATCCCATTCGGATACTTTAGCGATACATTCCTGAACAATCAACTCGGCGAACTTTTCCAGATGAAAGTCGTATTCACCGGCAGTAAATTTACCAGGTCGCGGCCACACACTTACAGTAGCCTCTTCCCACATTTCTTTAATTCGTTCGTTCATTGCCATTCCTCTGGTTCTGGTTTTGCTGAAACAAACTCCCAAAGACCGTCTTCCTTTAACTCATCAATTATATCTTGCAATTCACCGGACCTATTCAGTTCGGTAAAAGATCGAGATTCCGCATCATAGACTCTAACTATCCACCACTGTTCATTCATTCTTCAACCTCCGAAATGTTTCAAAATCACAGTATCAGGCAATGAATTAATCTCGCCACAATCCCTGATATAATGTTCCACACGTTCTTGACATTCCGCCACAATCAACTCGGCGAACTTTTCCATGACAATTTCTCGATAATCCTTGCCGTGATATTCAAATACTTCGTTTGCGTATTCAGCAGCCTGATTTTTAAGTTTTAGAATTCGTTCGTTCATTTTCACATTCCTAATTGATTTAGATAAATAATTATAGCACAAACGGTAATTTGTGTCAACAAAAATGTCCCTCGCGGAACGGTAATTCCCAGGGACTCTAACGCTACAGAGGAGCAATCAGCAATGTATTTATTCATATACAAGACCACCCACAAAAACGGCAAATACTACATAGGTCGCCATCAAACAGATAACCTGAATGACGGGTATCTCGGTAGCGGTAAGTGGGTTTCCGCCATCAAGGACAAAACCACACTGACCCGAGAAATCATAGCAGAGGCTAAAACTCTTGAAGAACTTTATGATCTTGAAGAATATCATATTTCTCTCCATTATGGAAAACCAGAATGTATGAATATGAAGCGAGGCAGTGACGGCAATACCAGTGAAGATGCTAAAGAGTTCGCAAAAAGAATGATTGAAAATGGAACCCACAATTTTCTTGGCGGCGATCTTCAACGAAGGAGAATCACTGATGGCACCCACAATTTTCTTGATGGTGAAATTGCTAGTAAATCTAACGCCAAGAGAATTGCTGAAGGCACTCATAACTTACAAGGCTCCAACAATCCGACACATCGCAGAATTCAAGATGGCACTTATCATATGTTTGGTGAGAACAATCCTGCCGTTCAACGAGTCAAACAAGGCACCCACAACTTTCTTGGCCCAAAAAACAATCAGCGAAGGATTGATAATGGTTCTCATAACTTTCTGGGGCCCAGTGCTCCATCGCAATTCGTATGGCATTGCGATGCCTGCGGTAAGACAGGCAAGGGTAAAGGAATATTCACTAGATTCCACGGTGTCAATTGCCGCCAATCGTAGAGCCTACTGCCCATTCAATCATGTCGGCGTGATCTTCAAACAGTTCTTCTCTCTTTAGATCAGAGATAGGCCGCCAGAGTGCCTTTTCAGCATCGTCACTGCCTTTTACCTTGGGCAGTTCACCATCGGGCAATACAATTTTGAAACAGTGTGTAATGATACGACCACGTGGGCTACGATCCACAGCATCAAACACACGATTGTCAACAATGCTACCACGCAGTACAGGACCGGGCACTTTAATCATTGTTTCTTCACGCAGTTCACGAATAGCTGCATCTAATACTGTCTTGTCAGTGTTTGCGTTGACGTAGCCACCGGGCAATGCCCACAGGCCACGGCCAGGTTCAGCACGGCGTTTAATCATCAACACGTGGCCTGAACAGATAACAACCGAATCGGCAGTAGAGAAGATTGGAGGGTACTTCAAGCTGGCGTATTGTTTGGCGTGCTCAATCAAAAACTCACGTTCACGAATAATCTGTTCGTACTCGGCAGTATCTTTAAAAGCATCCAAGTACACGAATGTAGTTTCAGGAACCACGTTGCGAATGAACTTCATATTGCAATC